GCATTTTGCTCAGCAGTTTCTTTATTGTCACTGAGTTCTGCTTTTGGCTCTTCAGCCTCTTTTGCTTCTTCGGTATCTGTTGAAGAAGCCTCTTCTGGTTTTTCAGCGTCTACAGATTCAACAGCTTTTTCAGCTTGTTCTTCTGTCTTTTCTGAATCATCAGATGAGATCTTTTCCGGATTTTCTACCGCAGCTGCGGATTCGGCATTTGCGGGTTCTTCTGGCGTCTGTTCCACTTCTGGAGTTGATTCAGCCGAAGATGCCTTTAAATCTTGTGTTAAACATTCAACAACTTCTAATACATTTTCGTCTTTAACTTCTGTATTCATGCTAGAGATCTCCTCGCGACTGCTATCTACATTATTCTTAGCAAATAGTAATGTATTATCTTTCTGCCTATCAGTTTCGCTTTCTTGCAATGCCATTGCCGTTAAGAACGCTCCCTTAAGATGCAGATATAGGGGTCTTGATTCCTTTTTTTTAAGACCATTAAAAATTGATTCGTTTTCTTCAACTGAAATTATATCCTCTTCGTCCATATGTAAAATAAAGGCTGAGGTTTTGGCTGTCCAATTGTCTGAGTCAGCGGTATCTACTGAACCATCTATTTTTTTAGAAGATCTTACTCCCGACCTTTGGTCTGCTGGTTGATTTACGAAAGAATACTCTTTGAAAGATATATCCTGCATGTCTATAAAAGCTAACTTACCTTTATAAACTTTGCCTCTCTTATACTTCGGGAATTTTGGTCTACCAGTGTCATCTTCTTGAGCCAAATCATCCCCAGATATAGAGCAGACAGCCTTACCGGCTCTTCCGCCAACAGACCCCGTCAGATATCTTTTATCTAAAATCTTTTGTGCAGAAACCGGATCTGTAACTGCTATTTGTAGTCTTACAAAATTAGCTCCATCTACCTCTTTATCCATCCTAGCTGCCATAACCCTGCCAATTGGTTCACCGTTTAGATCATGATTTAAAATAATTGGCTTTGGATAAGGCTCTACCCAAGATTGTAAAGCTTTTTCTAGCTCTTGAGCTGAATAGTTATTATAATTTGCCGTAAGACCGCTCGTGTATGGCAGCCACTTCAATGATTAAACCGCGCTTATCATTAAAGGACTCAGAAAAGCTTGTTTGTATTTTTGAAAAATCTGGTAGTTCAAGAGTAAAGTTCTCTATGAAATCAAAGGCCATTTTTATCTCCAAATATAACTATTCGTTATTTATAGTAAATGAAGTATTTATAAGATTAAACAATATTATACAAATATATCATACTTTCTACGACATCTCTAAATAACTAGAATGTCTTGGGTCGCCGTGCTGTAGAAAGTGCTCTAACATTGCTTTATGCATAATATGCGGGGCGTAAAGGTAAGACGCAGAAAATAACTTTAGTCCAGCGTGTGCAGCATTGGTGCACCATCCAAGGTCTTCGCCCTGGCTGTGTACGTCATAATTAATTGTTTGATATGTTTTTTTTGACATCATTTTAGCTGCCATAATAATATCAGATTGAAAATATTCTCCTAGGGGATATTTTTCTTTTCTGTATCCTTGACCACCAGGTTTATCTGACCAATTCATGACACTCGGATACATGGTATCGCTTGGAGTCATAAACATCAGTGGGCTTACTGCGTCTGCACCGTCTTGAATATGGCTAACTAAATAATTAATAGTATTTGAATTTGTGATAAGAACATCTGAATCAAGACTAAAAAAATAATCTGGATTAATTTGTCTAACTTTTTCAAGTAATTTGTTTCTTAAAAAAACCATATTTAAATACTTTGACATACTCCATACTCTTGAGTTTTCCCCGTGCTCAAAATGAGATATCTCATTTCTCATTTCAATTTCGAATATTTCAATGTTTGGTCTGGCGTTTTTATATCTTGTTAGCGTTGATATTGTAGCTTCATCATCTGGGGAAACTTCAAATACAAAACCAATTTTAGATAAATCTAATTCTTGATTTTCGATACAAGAAATCCAATAAGGAAATATCCAATCTCTTTTATAGATAGGACAACCTATTACAACTTTAGTCATTGTTAATTTGTAATTATTCGGCTACTACTGCTACCGGCTGATCTTCTTTGTTATCTTTTTGCTTCTTCTTTGAAGAAGGCTTTTCTTCAACTGTTTGAGTTTCTGTTGTTTTTTGCTCGGGCTGCTGATCCTGAACGGATTCATCTGAGGTAGTTATTATTTCTACAATAGCGTCGATAACATCGACAAGAGACTCAAGCGCCAAGCGCGTTTGGCCATTGCGAACTGCTGTTCTAAATTTTTCTAGAATATCTTGCCCTTCTACATTGTTAACATCAGACATTTTTATCATCCTTTTCCATATCTGTTCCTACTACATTATACTCGTTTTCAAGAAGACTTTCAATTACTGTCAGAAATTTATTATCATGCCTTTTAATATTTGGTGATGATAAACGACCATTTTGATTTTGTGGTCTTGACTTATTTCCCGTACCCTTTCGGGCGTTTGGTAAATTTCTTTGACCAGTTGTTGCTGATTTTTGTCCGTCGGAATTTTTTGGCTCTGGAGGATTTTGAGCAGAAAGCTCTGCTTGAGCACCTGCTATGTTTATTTGCGTTTTAGCCTGCAGTCCGCTATACAACTCTTCGGCGTCTACGTCTGGACTCATACCTAATGCCAATCTAACCTCACTTAATGTTATGGTATTGTTGACAAATTTTTGAATAATGTGATTTTCTTTTTTAACCTGGGTATCAACATCTATTTCTTTAAATTTAAAAAAGCATCTGTCTGATTCCCCAGCGATAGATGGATTTGTGGTCGGATCATATCCACCTTCAAATAAAAGTTCATTAAATATATTTATTCTTATCATTTCGGCAAACAGTTTTTGTGTTTGTTTTATCTTGTCGTACAGTGCAGTATCTAATCTCTCAGTTACAGATCTATTGCCACCATTCATTGTCATGCCTAGATGATGGGGTGCAACCCCAAGACCAACTGCGACTCTTTCTTTAAAGTGATCTAGATATTTAGAGGCATCGAGTGCAGTGTTTTCTGATCCAATTATTTCTATGTCATGTCTAAACGGTAGAATTAATCCACCTTCTGCTCTAAGATTTTCTATCTCCAGGGCGGCTTGGTCAATTTCTTGGGGCTCAGCTGGTTGTTCTGCTGTACCAATTTTATACTTATACAGTGGAAATAATTCTCTGTGAACAAGATTTTGTATGTCTTCCTCAATTTGTCTAAGGGCAATAACGTCATCAAGCACATTGCTAATATACGGAGTACCAAACGCTCTTCCGGGTTTTCTATCTAAATGTAAATGTATTACTCTGTCCGCTGACCAAACTGGATCCCTATCCGTTGGGGCGTAGGTAAGTGGATCCGTGGCTTGCTGGTAGGCTTTTGGTCTATTGTGTCTATCTCTTAAGATCCTAACCTGTTCAGTTGGTATAAGATAATATCCAGCTATTGGATACTCAGAATTGATCGGCGTCAATTTACTCGGAAAATAAGGAGCTATGTCACCCCTGCCTTTAACTATAAACGCATTTCCAAATTTAAAGAGTTGATCAGAAATCTCAATCAAGAAATCTAAAAATGGTCTTTTCATAGCCATTTCCATATAGTCTATTCTTTGCAGCACATAAGATGCTGCTTCTGTATTTTCCGAAACTATTTCCCAACCCTCTTTCCAAAAGAGCTCTTTATGTTTCGATATGGCCTGCTTAACATATGAATCTGTATCAACGGCTTGAAGAATCCTATCAAAGTCATATGCAGGCGGCTCAAAAGAAGCTCTTTTACTAAAGAAGTAAGAGGTACCCTGAAAGCCAAGAGCTAGTGCAGCCACTCTCATAGTCTTCGAGAGTGACCTCATATCATCTGGTGTTAGGGTCTTTTCTTTTACTTCTATTTGTTCACCCACACTAGAAAAGGGTAAATAGTCTTTAAGTGCCATATTACATCCTTGTTACAGATATGGTAGTAATAGTAAGGCCACTTTTGTCAAGGCTATAATTTATATAGTTTCTGACATTCCTGCGGCTTCAAAAGTCTTTTTAATAATAAGATTTTTCACTGCTTCTAGCCAAAAAATAGTTTCTGCCTCAGAAAAGTCGCTTTTATAAGCTAGATTTTTTTCTGAAATTTTAATCTCTACTATAAACTCACTTTTTTGATCTGTTGCTTTTTGATCTAATGTTTCACTCATTTTATTGTCCTCTCATTTTGTTTAGAATGTTAGTTAACTGTTTAATTGTAGCATCTTTTATTACTAGCTCAGTGGTTAGTTGAGCTAGTTTTTCCTGAAAGGAGGCTATAACTAAATTCATGTCTAAACCATTATTTGGTTGCTCAACATTGTTTTCTAATTTATCTTCCAAAATATTCTCCTTATTATCTTGCGGCGTTACAAAATCATCATTATTATTTTTACTTTGCCAATTGGGTTTTTGATTTATCTTAGACATCTTCCAATTATACCACTTTTTCTTACCCATAAGTCAAGTTTATCATGAATTTTCTAAATCTGCTACTCTTTTACGAAGATCTTGAATGTTTGCGACAGCTAAAGCAAGTATATCAAAAACTTTATAAAAAGCTGGTATTGCAGTTTCGTTATCAATAACTTCATACTCTGCTAATTCTCCATTTCTGATTTCGGCAACTTCTTCTGCGATGAAGCCAATTTCAAAATTTTCTTCTCTTTTTTGCCTCATTATTTCAGCTTCTGTTGGAGAGCCAGATATCCATTTGAATTTAACTGGATTTAACTCATCTATCAAAGGTAGGTCGGTGAATGTTTGTATTTCTTTTTTAAGCTCTCTTTTTGAGGAAACTCTGGACAATGCTGCACCGCTACTATCTTGCTTAACAAAAAACGTACTAGAGTAAGCAGCAGTCCTTGGATACATTGTACCATTCGGATCAATGGTGAACCAGTTATTCATATATATTCCACCACTTCCGCCGGGGACCATTTAATCTTAAAAAATTTCCATTAATCTCGCATTGACCGTTGCTTGACGTAAGCACCTTAAACGGTGAATTGCTACCAGTGGTACCCATGGTTATTTGATATGCACCAGAAATAGAACCAAACAACCCGTAGTCTATATCGTATGAACCGTTTATTTCGAAATATCCGCCAGAAGTCCAAGTAGAGGGACCGAGCGTTGAATGTTACACCACTAATAGTTCCGCCAGAAATCTGACTAGCGCTCAGCGTTCCAGCTGTAATTCTATCAGCGTTAATTGAACCGGTTTCAATATGACTTCCTCGAATTATTGTAGTTCCGTTATCTAACGAAACTTGTATGTCTCCAGCTGATATTTTTGTTGAGGCTAAAGTGTTGGCGTTGTTTGCGGTTGTATTTGCTGTATTTGCCGTACTCTGAGCTGTATTTGCCGTACTCTGAGCTGTTTCAATCGAGGTGAAGGTTGAACCGCCAGTAATAACAACATTACCCGTAATACTTAGAGTGCTTCCATTCCAGGTAAGTTTGTCACCCAGGGAAAAATTTGCTTGACCTGTGCTAGTATTTTTAGCGACATAAAAAGCGGTATCGGCTGCAGCAAACGAACCTGCTCCGTAATACATTTGAGTTGAATTTATGGTGAGACCGCCAATGAATCCATCACTATAAATATCTGACTCAAGTCCACTAACAGCCGTATTGGCAATGTTGCTTGCTGTATTCGCATTAATCGCAGAAGAGTCGTCGGCTAATTTAATTACTCCCTTAACTGTTAGAGTTGTTCCATCCCATGTTAATTTATCACCAAGAGAAAACTGCGATATATCATCAACATAGAATGGTGTATTGGTATTATTATATACGCCAACTCCTAAGTAAATTTTTCCATTACTTCCAATTTCGGTGTTACCCTTTAGGTCTAAGGTATTTGTTGTTAAACTATTGGCGTAAGCGTCTCCTTCTTTTGTAACCCTGAATGTTCCAGTAGCGAACACTCCAGAACCCAACCACATATTACCCTCACTATCGACGTGGAAAGATCCCGAGTCAAAACCTCCGATATCAATACTTCCCGCTACAGATGCGTCGTAAAAATACGCTCTACCACTACCATTAATTAACCAACCGGTTGTTGCATTTGCGTAGCTGCCACCACCAACGTCGACTCCGTCAAATGTTGAAGACTTAATAATGGACGATGCACCCGCCATCGTAATCGTGTGAGCACCTATGGTTCCTGCTGTTATTTTGCTTGCGGTAAGATCTTTAATATGAGCCGAATCAATCAACGTAGTTGCGGTAGAAGCAACGATTGGAGTCCACGACGAAAAATTTCCGCTTGTATCTACACTTCTAACTCTACCAAAGTAGAGTTTTTCGGTAGTTTGTTCTGTTGAAGCGCCAGTATTTTGATCTACTGCAATTTGGCTCGTTGAGTTCTGCGGAACGTCTAATGCAATAACGTTTGATGCAGAAAATCCGAGATATTAGAGGTTCTGCATTGGATATAACTACATACTGTGAACCACTTTGACCAATACTTTCTGGTAAATAAACCTCATAAAAATATCCACTTAAATCTGGCTCATTAGACGGATTGAAACTAATCATGATTGATTTATAGTTTCCTACTATAACAAGATCTCCCAGCTGCTGAGGTTGTGTTACATCAGTGGGAACAACAAACCTAATTGCAGATGTAGGATCTAATGTGGTATTTACATCTGAATCTTTTGGCTTGACCGTAAGAAGATATTGTTTACCTGGTTTTAAATTTTGTATGGTTTTTTTTATTGTAGTCATTATCTAATTCCTCCCAATGAAGTAAACACTAATGTTTCGTTAATTCTTTGTTCGCCCAAAGTTATATACATGTTTTTTAAAAAAGAAACTTTTAGTATGTGAACTAATTTTCCCGTAGAAAGAATATTTTTGTCTTCTAAGACTTCAATCTCAAGATTATAATCTTTATACTCTAATTTTGTTGTATTATATATTACAGCCTCTTGTTCTTTTAGGGAAAAACAATCTATTTCCGTCCAATCAATAGCAACCTTTTCAATATCAGTTGCTTTTTCTTGTTTTGATACAATTCTAATTTTTACTTTCCCATTTGCCGGACCAGTCATTGCGTGTATCTTAAGATTAGGTCCACTAAAGCTTGCAAAAGCCTTTGCTGTGGGTTTTTGCGATACAGATTCTTTCCAATCAAC